AGCTGGTTCCGGCAATACCACAGTACTAACAACGGTGGCGGATGGACCACGTGGTCCATGTACGATTCTACATATTCTCTTACTCCAGGGTCTTTCTCACAGAGCACAGGGCTCAGTTCGTATCCGAATGGGTGGTCTCGACTTTACTGTACCACGATTACCTCGTCCGGTTGGGATTTTGCAGGTAAGGCTGGGGAAGTCCGTACTTATACTGACGGAACCGATTTCGGTTGGCAGGAATGGACGAAGCACACTGGCGGAACAACTGCGGGTGTTGAAACGGAGAGGTGGGTTCGCAGCGCCAATTCCGCCTCAGGCTGGACGCGTTGGCGTAAGCTAGCGCGAGATGCAGCTTTGCCTGATCCGCTAATCGCTACAACAACTGGCGCAGCTACCATCGACTCAACAGTCTGGGCCGATCATCCGAATAATTTGTCCAAGACGCTATATTTGCCTTATGACGCTATCGTCAGTGTAGAGCTTCATGCTTGGCTACAGATTAGTTACGTCGATGCACCTTCGACGGTCCGAGTTGGTGTAGGCCACGATGGCAATGATCCCCAGGATTCGTTCGAGACGAGTAGCGTTTGGGGAAACGTACTCTACGACACTACGCATGGAGCAAACGTTCCAGGCGGAGGACAACATAGTGCTAGCTTCACTACTAGGCTCGCTGCCGGAACGCATAGTTTCAAGGTTCGAGCTTACAAGACAGGTACTGGCGCAGCTACTGTAAGTTACGCCCAGATGCGAATCACCCCCATTCGTTGGGCTGAATAATACAAGGAGACTGTTATGTCCATTGGACTTGAAGTAGACAAGGGCAGCCTTGATAACAAGACTGCTCAGGCTGTTCTCGAAATGCGAAACGCTTTCGAGAAGGTCGAATCGATCGCCAAGTGGCTTGCGAACAACCCGGTCATCAATACTGTCGATCCTCTGATTGAGGTCTACGGTTACAACGTGGATGAGGCCTATGTTCTACGATTCTATTTCGAAGGCGTAGATGCTCTCCGCGTGAACAATCTGAATCTGCTAGAAACTGGCCGTAAGATGACCGGTCTGGAGTAACCATCGGAAAGGGCCATTGTGATTACGTTCGTTATAACTCGTTCGGGTAAACGAACGGAAAACTTCCTTAGGAAGCTGCAACAAGGTGACATTTACAAGTCTCTCGACTCAGCAGCCAAAATGGGAGTAAACGCTTTGGCCCAATCTGTTCCGAAGGACTCCGGGCTGGCAGCTGATTCCTGGAACTACGAGATAGAGCGCTCCGCGACAAGTGTAGCCATCAAATGGACTAACTCCGACACCGAGAATGGTTTCCCGGTAGCTATCATGCTTCAGTATGGCTATGGAACTGGTACAGGTGGGTACGTCCAGGGCAAGGACTACATCAACCCCGCAATGAAGCCGATATTTGACAACATCGCAACTCAAGTATGGAAGGCGGTGACATCCGCATGAGCTCAGTTGATGAACGCGTCGTTCAGATGAAGTTCCAGAGCGCCGAGTTCCGGTCCGGCGTTCAGCAGACGATCCGCTCCCTCGAAGCACTTAACAAGAGCCTTCAGCTGCAGGGGGTCCAGAAGAGCTTTGCGGGCGTAACCCAGGCTAGCCAGCAGCTTAACCAGAACATGACCCGGAATCGGGATGCCCTAGGACGTTTCACCAAGGGCTTCTCGGAAGCCAACGCGGGGGCACAGCAGTTCAACCAGACCATGGGACAGAACCGGGACGCCCTAGGGCGATTCACCAAGGGCGTTTCAGAAGTCAACACCGGTACCAAGCAATTCGGTCAAAATGTAGAGGGAAGCAGAGGTATCCTCGAGCGTTTTTCCTCCGGGATCACTACTCTGTCCACTGCCGCTCAGAACTTCGGTCATAAAGTCGTTGAGGGCAGCCAGAAAGTCGGAGATTTTTACAACAAGCTGAGGACGACAACCGCCGAAGCTGACAAGCAGAAGGGCTCGCTCAAGAATATCGAGAACGGTGTTCAGAGTCTGGCTAGCCATTTCAGTGCTCTTGGAACCATAGCTACAGGTGCACTGATGAACATTGGCGCCAGAGCCCAGCAAGCTGGTATGAGTCTGATCAACTCGTTCACGTTCGCTCCTCTCATGGACGGTTTCCACGAGTACGAGACAAACATGAACTCGATCCAGACCATCCTGGCTAATACCCAGGCCGCTGGTACCAATCTCAAGGACGTAACAGGGGCTCTCGATGAGCTCAACCACTACTCGGACCAGACCATTTACAACTTCTCCGAGATGGCTAGGAACATCGGTACCTTTACGGCTGCCGGTGTTGGGCTGAAGGAATCCACGGCGGCAATCAAGGGTATCGCAAACCTTGCCGCCATCTCCGGCTCGAACTCTGAGCAGGCCTCTGGGGCTATGTACCAGCTTTCGCAGGCTCTTTCTGCGGGACGAGTTACTCTTGAGGACTGGAACTCGGTTGTCAATGCCGGTATGGGCGGTACTGTGTTCCAGCGTGCACTGGCTCAGAATGCCGTCAAAATGGGTACCCTTTCCGATGGAGCGGTCAAGCTCAAGGGTGACATGAAGAATGTCACTATTCAAGGAAAGTCCTTCCGCGAATCCATCACGGCAAAACCTGGCAAGGAATCTTGGCTGACGTCAAAGGTTCTTACTCAGACTTTGGCACAGTTCACCGGGGACCTTACTGATGCTGAACTTGCGGCGCAGGGGTTCAACAAAGCTGAGATCAAGGCCATCCAGAAGCAGGCCAAGATGGCCAAGGCTGCTGCAACCGAGGTCAAGACTGCTACTCAGCTCTTTGGAACCTTCAAGGAACAATTGGGTTCTGGATGGGCTCAGACATGGCAGATCATATTTGGTGATTTCACCGAGGCCAAGGGTCTATTCACTGGTATCAGCAATTCCGTCGGGGGAATGCTTCAGAGGTCTTCTGATGCCCGAAACAAGATGCTCAAGGAGTGGGACAAATTCGGCGGGCGCACTGCGCTCATTGACGGTATCACTAATTCCGTAAAGGCTTTGGGGAGTGTCTTCACTCCGATCAAGGATGCATTCCGTCAGATATTTCCTCCGACTACTGGCAAGCAGCTTGCCGAGATAACCAAGAATTTCCGTGACTTTACTGCAAAGCTCAAGATCGGAAGCTCTACAGCAGACAAACTGAAGCGGACCTTTGCTGGTGTCTTCGCTGTATTCGGAATAGTATTTGACGTCATTAAGGGCGTTGGCGGTGTAATCTTTGATTTGGTCGGGCAGGTCGTTAAGGGCTCCGGCGGTTTCCTAAACTTCACTGCGAAGGTCGGCGATTTTCTTGTTGCTCTTCGTAAAGGTGTAGTGGAAGGCAAGGGTCTTACCAACTTCTTCAAGGGTCTTGGAGCAGTCCTTACCATTCCGATCAAGCTTATTCAGAAGTTTGCTGCTTTCCTCGGTTCTCTGTTCAAAGATACTAGTTCCAAGGGCGTTGAGAAGAGCGTTGAAGGAATATCTTCCAAGCTAGCGCCACTTGGGCATCTGGGCGATGTGGTTTCCGCTGCTTGGGGAAAGACTCTAACGGTCATGAAGAACGTTGGAGATTTCTTTAAGAAACTCGGGAAGTCTATATCCAATGGACTCAAAAGCATTGGCATTGATCTCAGCAGTATGTTTGAGGGTTTCGATACCAAGACGCTGTTCGCCGGACTGGACACAGGACTATTGGCTGGTCTGTTCCTGATCGTTAAGAAGTTTCTCGACTCGTTCAGCGGTGGCGGAGGCATATTCGACGCTATTAAGGAAGGCATCGAAAACGTTACTGGTGTGTTCTCCGAAATGCAGAACACTCTTAAGGCGACGACATTGCTTGAGATCGCACTTGCGATCGGTGTTCTGGCAGTCTCGCTAAGCATATTGGCCAAGATCAATCCTGACGATCTCGCCAAAGCAGGAGCAGCCCTCACAGTCCTCTTCACCCAGCTCATGGGTTCGCTTTCCGTATTCCAGAAGTTCATAGGTTCTACGGGCTTTGCTAAGATGCCCTTTGTGATGGGATCACTGATCCTTCTTGCTGCGGCTGTTCTTATTCTTGTACAGGCTGTTAAGCAACTGTCCGAACTGGACTGGAATGAGCTTGCCAAGGGACTAGTCGGACTTGCCTTTGTTCTGGAGCTGGTACTCGCTTCGCTTAAGGTGATGCCGAACCCCAAGGGTCTTATATCTACGGGGCTTGGGCTGATCATCTTTGCTGGAGCAGTAAAGATTCTGGTTAGTGCGGTATCCGATTTGGCCGAACTGGATTGGAATGAACTCGCCAAGGGACTTGTCGGCGTTGGCGTTATTATTGGGGCACTTACACTTTTCACTAGGTATTCCAAGCTCAACGACAAGGCCGTGGCCCAAGGCGCGGGCATCATATTGCTGGCGGTAGGGATCAAGATCCTCGCCAGTGCTGTAAAAGACATGTCCAAGATGTCCTGGACAGAAATTGCCAAGGGGCTTCTTACTCTGGCCGTTTCGCTGAAAGTTATTACCGTTGCTCTATCGCGTATCCCTCCGACAGCTCCGGCTGAAGCGCTAGGTGTCCTTGGCGTAGCCGTAGCCTTGCTGCTCATAGGCAAGGCACTGGATAAAATGGCGCAGATGAACTGGGGCGAGATTGCCAAGAGTCTTACTGTTATGGGCGTCTCTCTTGCGCTTATTGCAGCAGCTCTGATAATCATTCCCCCCACTGCAATGGAGTCCGCAGCCGGAGTACTCTTGGTAGCTGTATCTCTTCTCTTGATTGGCAAGGCACTCGCCGAATTTGCCAAGTTTTCCTGGGGGGAAATCGGCAAAGCCATGCTGATGCTATTCGGAGCCTTGGGGATAATTGCTGCCGCGATGCTATTTATGGTCGAGGCTCTTCCGGGGGCAGCAGCCACTCTCGTCGTTGCTGCAGCGTTGGCGATATTGGCACCGGTACTCGTGCAGTTCGGTCAGATGTCTTTGGCAGATGTCGGTACAGCTTTGCTGATGCTGGCTGGCGTCTTCG